AAGGTTAAATTTGGATATGTATATGATTTTGCAGATCCAGTTGTAGATGATCCAGAAACTAATGTAATTTGTAATCCAGCTACGATAAATAGATCTTGTAAAGATAAACGTTGCTCACGAACTGTTGGAGTTCCGTTTTGATTATCATTGATCAATACTGGTACGTGATACGAAGCACTTGAAGTTGTTAATAACACTTCACTACGTAAGTAGCTAGGGGTTAATACAGCGTGTGATGCGTCATATCCTAATTGTTGAATAAGCGTTTTAGCGTTTTCAAACACTAATCTTGCGCCGATTTGACTACTTGCCATTTTTTTATTATTTATTTTATTATTAAAAGTTGAAAAAAGTTAATTAACACGCTTCCATTATAGCGGAGTTTCTAATACCAGCTATGTATGTACCAGCGCTTGCACCTTGATAACCAGCAATATTCTTTACTGGCATATTAGAGTAAACGTTTCCAACACCAGCCAAAACACCAGTAGATTGAACTAATCCTAATCCACCAGCTACGATCATACCAGTACCAATATTTACACCAGCTGCGCCTTTCAATAATTTAGGGAAATAAAGACCAACAGCGATAGGCGCTGCATTGGCGATTAATCCTTTTGTCATTGTGGACATTGTACTAGGTAACATTTTAACTGCATAATTGCTAACAAACTTTGCTGCAACCGCACCAGCTACTTGAAAAGCAGCGTTGGCTAAAGTACCGCCTATTCCAGACATTCTTGAACGTCTGCGAGTTATACGGCGCTTACTTGTTTTTTTTCTTCTTGCCATTTTTTTTGATTTTTGATTTATTTATTGAGAAAATTTTTATTAATAATATTGTTTTAAATATTTATCTAGGTCATTTTTTACTTTTGCTGGTATTGTATTTCCAGAATATGTAGATGCTATTTTATTATGACTTTTATATCCTATTCCATTAGATACATAATATTTACCATTAGAGTAAATAAAATTTATTGTTTGTCTAGCATTTCTAAATCTATGATAATTTAAACTAGGATAGCTTTCAAATTGATAACTACCAAATTTTTTATCTGGTATATTTGGTAAAATTTGTGGTTTAACTCCACCCCAATCTAAAAAAGCTATTTCCTCTGGTTCACTAGATACTCCATAAGGTTTACCTTTTTTTCTAACATCTCCTTTAATAGCATCAATCATTGTATCATAAATCCTATAACTATTCATAGTGTTATATTGATTATTAAACAAATAACTTGTATCTATTTGTATAAATTTACCAACATTATCTTGTAACCATTTACGCAATCCCATTGTTGATTTAGTAAGTATATTAGAAGCATATACATAACCTACTGGACTAATTCTAACATACATTCCAGAATTTGTACCAGATATTTTTTTTGCTTGTTCATCAAAATACTTTTTACCAGCTTTTACTATTTTTTCTTTTGCTGTATATGGAAATAATGTTTTAGGTGTATTTTTTAAAACCTTTGTTATTCCTTTTTCTTGATCTAATCTAACTTTTGAATATCCAATCTTTTTACCAACTGTTTTACCAGTATTTATATGTGTTATTCTATAAAAATCTTTTTTATATTTACCACTTTTTTTTAAATTAGATTCTAATTTTTTTAAATCTTTTTTTGCTTCTGTTAATGTAAAATATTTATCTACAAAATCACCAGTTTCGTTTTCATCTATTGTATATTGATAACCTTTATATGGTTTACTTTTTACTACGCCTACTTTCTTTTTAGGGGCTGCTTTTTTCTTTACTACACCTACTTTTTTACCGTATATATGTGCAAATGCTTCCTTTAAACTAACACCAGTTTTTTGTCTGTATGCAATAGCTTGCTTAAATTTTAATTTAGCTGTTTTTTGTGCCGCTGTCATTTATTTCTTTTTTAATATTAAAAATAGTGCTAATGCTATACCACCGTATAAAATCCAATTTGAAGTACTAATTTTTTTTACAGCTTGTACCGCTTGATCCACTGGTTGCTGATCTGTATTTTGTTGTACTAACATATTAGCCTCATTTACATAACCGCCTCTTTGTAATTTATTGGCAATATCTTGTACTGTTATTGTTTTATTGTAAAATGAATTATACCCTAAAACGTTATTTGTACCGTAGTTATTTATATATTGTAAAATATTTAACGCTTCATTTTGTATGCTATCACCGTCATTTATGATCCAATGAACTACGTTAGTACCAATAGGCTGCCTATTTTTACTATCTAAAGCGTTCCAACCTTTCCAGTCGTTTGGATTAGGTTGCCCTTTTTTACCAATTAAAGATATTATAAAAGGTATAGCAGCAACAGCTATATCAATAATAGCTGTAATAGGTAATGCTGCGCCACCAGTAACCAATGTAGCTTCACCAAAACCAATTTTGCCATTATCTCTATATCCTATATAATCTGTCATTCTATTTTTTCTTTAAAAGTAAGTATGCAGCTAATCCCACACCAGCGACTAATAAAATAGTATTTGTATCAATACCCATTGATTTACTTTGTGGTATGTTTTGATTACCAGTAGATATAAAACCTTGATTTGGTTGCATATACTGATTACCAGTACCGCCGCCACTAGGGAAAGCACTAATAATGCTAGGCGCTGCTTTTAAAATTGTATCTAACCAACCAGTACTTTTTACAGTTGATGATGCTGACGCTTGTAATGCTGGATCATAACCCAATAACGGATTATATTCCCCAATTCCAGATAATGCTATTAATGCCATTTTATTTATTTTTTTATCTTTATAATAATACGGTTGCTTTTTTAGATCGTATTCATCAAGGACTGGATCTAACCAGTATTCTTTTCCATTTTCTTTGATCACTACAAAAACGTGCTGCGGTGTCTTATTAAATGGATCATAACTTGCAAACCTAAAATCTAATCCAAAATCCAATTTTTCTTTCCTACGATACGCATCTAACAAACCAGCTGCTGCTAAACTGTAATTTTTACAGTCAATCCCCACCTTGTTATTCATTATACTAGCTGGTGATCGTAGTACTTGCAAATCTTCGCTTTCAATATTGTATTTAAAATTATCTTTTAAATAGCACCAAATATTATATGCTGTATCGTCCACATTATCACCAACAAAATATTTATAGATCTTATCGTATTCGCTTCTATACTTATCGTGCATTGAAACTATACCGTCTATAATATCCCCAGTATCTTGATTTAATACTAATGTTTTTTCAGTTCCTAAAAATGGACTTAACTTTTTTGCTAAAATTTCTTTACTTAACATATTATATTGAGTAACTAAATTGTAACGGTAAAGTAATATAATCCACTTGTATAACACCGTCAAAATCCAATTTTATCCCACCAGTACTAAATTTTGTAATGACATCACTTAAGCCAGCATAAGATAATGTAATAGGTATTTTTAATAATGAAGATCCAGTATTTAATACACTAGGAGTAATACCCATAACATAACCAACATTTGCGCCATTTAAAAACAAATTACCACGAATATTTTGAACTTCTGCTGTTACGTCCGTTGGGTTATTGACCTGTACTATTATCTGGATTGTAGGATTTAAAAAAGATAATGTAGAAAAATCAATAGATTTAAAAAATACGCTGAATGTTTGCGATAAAACAAATTTTTTATACAAAATAAAACCAACTATTGCAGCTGGTATCAGCCATATATTTTTATTCATAGAAACTGAATGTACCCAAAAATAGCCAAAAATTGCATAAAAACAAACTAAATCTGCCTATTTTCTAAATTTAACAAAATTGTGGAAAAAAAGTTGGGGGAAATGTGCAATGTATATGAAATATAAATTATTTTTGCTTTTTGCTTGAAGCAAAAACAAAAATAATTCACATAACCCCCAAACTAACACCTATTAATTAACTTTTTTCAACCTTTAAAATAATATATATAAAAATATATTTGGTGGTATGGACAATAAAATTTTATTTTATGTCGTTATTGTTTTTAACTGACTTTAAAAACCCACAAAATGAAAACTGCAAATCTATCCAGCGTTACCGCTGTGCTACTTGAAATTAAGCGCATACAGTCGCTTAAAAACACACTAGAAACTATCTACGGTTTCCAAAATTTCCGAAACGTAAAAATTTTATTTAGCTGTACCAACAAAATCGGTGCTGAACAAATGATCTGGCTAACAAATGATATGTTGCCTTTTCATTTACCTAATGAAATAGCTATTATTTTAGAAGATGCTATTGAAGATTACGAAAAGGATCTGCAATCTTTAAATTTTCACCTTAAAAATTTATAGATATGAGAAAAATATTTTATTGCAATTATATTATTATCGTAGATGACAAAAACGAAATTTATATCGTTGCCCTTGATATGTCGTATCACGCTACATTGATTAGCGCCAAATGCCATATTGATTATCTTACCAAGTAACTTTTTTAAACCTTTAAATTATAACTATGCAAACTAATGCACTTTCACCAGCTTATCCTATTGCGCCAATGCAAGACAATTTTGGACGAATGGTAGTACCTATTGCTGGATTATCTAAACTAGAGCATTTTGCCCTAGAAATTTTTAAAGCTAGATTATCAAATAATTTAGTAGATCACGATATTGAACTAATGAATATAAGCATTGATAATGCTATACTGTTTTTAAACAAAATTGAAGAAAAACACAAAAACATAACAAATGAAAAAGATAGTGTACTGGATATTATTCAATAAAAACGGTCAAGCTGTACTGATTTTATTTTTAGCTTTATATATTGCTGGATTACTTGAAAAAATCTAATGGAAAATACTGACTATAAATTCTCAATAGACGATTTACTTGTAAAACGAAAATACGATCCCACATATACCCCAAATAAGGAAAATATTGTTTTTACTATTGGGGGAAAACACGTAGGATCATTACAAAATTTTTGCGTCTATTCTGGATTACCCAAAGCTGGTAAATCCACGTACATAGCTGCGCTGATAGCGTCTGCATTTAGTACTTTTGACATTTTTACTATGAAACTTCACCTACCAATAGATCGGCGCAAAATTTGCTATTTTGACACAGAAAGTAGCGACTATGACTTTTATCGTCAAATAGGTAAAATAAAGCATTTTAGCGAATTGCAACAGCTACCAGATTATTTTAATGCGTTCCAAGTAAGGGAAGACGGTAGCGGCATAATTAGACGTATGATTGAACGCTATTTAGAACTTAATGCAGACTGTTCAATAATGATCATAGACGGGCTTCTGGATTGTCTTAATGATGCTAACGATTTGCGCGAAAGTTCACTACTTACTAAATGGTTAAAAAAAATAACCAAAATCCATAATATCCTAATAGTTACTGTACTGCATCAAAGTAAATCAAATTTGACTACTACTGGACATATAGGATCAGCTAGTGATCGTTACGCACAAAGTACCCTTGACATTATAAAAGAAAAGGATAAAAGTACTTATGTATTGACTAGCCGGTTTATGCGATCCGATAGCGACTTTGAACCAGTTACATTAATGAATTTTAATGGCATATTCCAGCAAGTACAAAATGAAACAGCTGCACCAGTACAAGGTAAAAAAGCTAGTGATCTGGACGAAATGGAAAGTAGGCGCTTATGCAACCAGATAGTTACAATACCAATGCTGTATAACAATATTGTTGATGAAATTATAGAACGTACTGCGCAAGGTAAAATTTACGCTAAAAATTTAACTAAAATATGGATCAATAAAAACTATATTGTAAAGGATCAAAATAATAAATATCAAAGTTTATGAGAATACCAATAGAAGCATTTTTAAGCTGGCATGAAAAAAATATGGTAACATATTATAAATATAATGTTACTATTGAATTTTATAAACTTTTATATAATAATAAATTAAGTACAAAATTAAGAACAATTATATGTCAATATTGTAAAAAACAATTTATACCTAAAATTAATTTTGAACAAGGGTATCAAAAATATTGTTGTTTTAGATGTAGTCAACAAGCTAGTTATATAAGAGCAAAAAATAAAAAAAAAATAAAATGATAACTTTTTTAAAACGTATGTATTTAATATTTATACTATTGCCGCTGGCAATTTTATACGCTTGTTTTACTATGCTATATGTGCTAGTAGAACATATTTATAACATATCAATAATTAAAATCAAATGAAATACATTTTAGCTATAATAGTATGGGAAATTTTAAAAATAATATTTTATAAACTTATAAACAGATGAACTTTGAACTATTAACAATATTCCAGTACTGGTATCAAATTAGGTTTGGTGTAAATAACGGTCAGTAACAAAAAAGCCGCTGCGTTTTTAGGCGCAGCGACTTACTGACTGTAAACCCCCCAAAGGAAGTAACTTTTTTCTAATGCAAATATAAACTTTTATGACAAACAAACAAAGGATCTATTTAATTATTCAGCAAAGACGATTAGTATCTTTAAAAGACTTACAAGATATTACCAAATGGCAAACAATGGACGTTTTAAAAGCAGTAGCGCCGCTGGTGATCCAGCGTAAGGTAAAAGCTATTACAAGTGATCACGTGCGATATTTTGTAATAAAAGACCGTCCTTTATAATGGCAAAGCCTATTTTTACAGCTATTGTATTTATGCTGGACCAGTCTGCACCCAGAAAGTACCGAAATATTACTAATGTGATGAATTTTATAAAATTTGCTGATAGTATTAAAGCAGATTATATTAATTTATACGATAAACCTACTAAAATATTCGTACAAAGGATTTATATTAAAAAAGGGACGTAGAAACGTCCCTTATCCTTTACTATGCAAAAAACCCAAACTAGGTTAAAAATAATTGTTTTTCCGCTTTTCTGCGTCCTTCTAGCCCTTTATTGACCTTACCGCCAGCATTTACCCAACGATCAAATTGCTGCGCTACAACGTCCTTATTTGTGCCATTATTAAGTAATTTAAGTAAAGTACTACCAGCGAAAGCTGCTTCACCTACATTATACGTAAAACTAGCTAGTGCTAATAGTTGATTGTCTGTAACTGGTACTTTTACCTTACTCATTACAAAATCATATTTGTCTTGCGCTTCTAACAATAGCCAGCGTCTGGCTGTTTCCTTATCTATTATATCACCTTTTTGTACTGGTCGTTTTTGATCCCAATTATAGCCAGATCCATAACCTACACTATATTGCATATAATCCCATTTAGGTACAGCTATAAATCCCTCGTATGAAGATATTACATTAAATAGACGATCACTAATAGCACCAAAAGGTGTATTATTTAATGCAGTAGCTATTTTTTTTCTTAACATAAATAAAATTATGGCTGTAATAACTACACCAGTAAGTACTTTTTTGTTACTGGTCATAGTTTTTAATTATCTTTTTTGCTATCTGCTGCTGCATTACCCAATAAAAATGTAGATAATCCAGCTATTGCTTGCGCTATTACTTGTACTTTACCAGTTCCAGCTGTTGCAAAATAACCGCTAATTGCAGCTAATAATCCAAATATTGTAGTTTTACGATTTTTCATTTTTTTTCTTTTTTGATTCATAAATATTGATAATAGTATAAATTGAACTTATACCAGATAGCAAGCCCAAAAATAAGGACGCATAAGCGTTAATTTGGGTAATACTTAATATGTAAGTACCTACGCTGGCGATAGATCCAGTTATACTATTATCAGTTTGTGTCATACTATGCGATTTCATCTTTTTGTAATTCTTTTACAATTACTTCAAATGC